GCCGAAGATTGGTTTCGCATTGTTGATCAAGCGGAATGCAGTCGAGTGACACCAAGTTCCGTCTTACCCTCACTTGGACTCTTTACACACTCTCTGACTTTACCTGCATTCGACGGGTATGAATTTAGCCCCTTCATTCAGGGGTCCCACATCCTCGGGTAACGAGGCCTGGAGTCATACGGGCCAATCTCCCAATTACAGCCGGCCGCCTTCCTACAGATTAGAAAGGCGATGAACGATCCACACCCGTGAGCAGTGTGGCCGGTGGGGGGTAGTGGCGGAGATATGGGCGGCTTCCACAAACTATCCGCGGACGGATAGTCAGAAAGGGGTGTTCCGCGCACCAGATTGAGGTCCCTTCATGAAAGATGGGATAGTCCTGCCAACACTCATACAGGACCTTCGGCCAAACAAAGGCCCACCTCAATCCAGCCCATTCGAATCTCCGGCGAAAAAAGAAAGAGGGAGGGGATCTACGGGTTCTGTACCAGAACTCCCGATCAAGTGTCCTTTCCAGAGGGCGAACCCTCTTTCCCAGCCACTCATTTGTATTCTCCCGCTGTAGTCTGGCACTAGCAGCGGTAATAATACCGTAGAATCTCTCTCTTGGAGGTGGGCCGACAATCACCTCGACCGACCTCCGAACGCCTTTCTCTAGGATTGGGGCCCCGCCCAGAGCGGCGGAGTCCCGGAACCAACGCTTTAAGATAAGTTGCTTCCGAAGCCAGGGGGAGAGGCACCCGAGACTGCCTCGCACGCCCCGAAGGGCAATCTCGTGGCGCAGCATGACAATGACTCGAAGGACATTGACACGCCGAAACCCCACGAGAGACCTGACTACTTCAGCAAGTAAGTCACCCGGCTCCGTTCGTGCAGGACGAAGAAATCCCAAGGTCGCCTTCGCCACCATACGGTGGGTCCGATAGTCGTATGTTTGGCTGTTTAAGTCCAACCATCTATCGCTACGGCCTGTTTTCTCTTCATTAACGATGAATCCGTATCTCGAGGTAACCGACTTCCATACCCGGAAGAAAGCCTCATCACCACAAAAGATACAATCATCACCGTTGAACCTGCCCTTGCGGCTCCGATCACACTCATTACGGATATTGCAGGCAATATCCCAACTACACTTGTTCAAGAGGCAGAGTACTGGGAAACTGATTAGGTTTCCCATCATCGACCCCCGTTTGATAGGGTGGTGCTCCCCAACCAAGCAAGATGTAGTCTTGTAACGGATGTTATCGAAACTTCCGAGCAACACACTCCTTTCCTCCACCGTAAGTTCCGGGCTCTTCGAGATCTCGTCTACGATGACGTTCACCGCCTCAAGGTAGATGTTATCAGTCGCGGCGGTATAATCGCCACTGATATAGAGCTCACCTTGACGCAGATCCCGACCGACAACCTCGAAGTCCCCATGAGTAACATCCCCACGGACACACCACCCGAAGGAGGTGATGTGATCGTACAGGGCGTTATGAACCGGAGTCAACACGCGCTTGACTTCGGCGGACTGCATCGTAACAGTCCGGAACTTGCCTTTCGTTTTTGCGATACCTAGGCGGACCGCGCTCCAATCACCGGAGTAATCAGAGGGTCCACAGGCCAAGGTACCACCGTCCCTACTTGTAACTTCATAACACCCCTGCTGGTCGGGGATATACTCACCAAGAAATGGCTCCCTCCATTCCGCACTCCTCACTGCCTCCAACCGCCTACCCCAACCGCTAATGTTTTCTCTCACTGCCTTCCGCAGTTCATCGAGATCACACGCGCTTGGTCTAGCCGAGAGTGGCACATCCCGAGAGACGTGTACCATCCACTCCCTTTTCGACTGACTCGCCGAACCCCGGTCACATTCCTTACAGCGGACGTCGAAAATCCGCTTAGTAGACTTCAAGGCCAGCCTAAGCCTACCTAAAGCCCTAGAATGGACCCCATACCGTTCCAGGCATGACTTGATCCAACGATCCCACGAGGTGCGCAGGGAAACGCACGAGCGCCTGCCTTCGGGCAAGTAAACGTACTCCGGAATTCTAGAAAATTCCAGGAAGAGTACAGCTCGTGCGTTTTTCAACGCCTTTTCTAATGACCCTACTGCAGGACAGCGGGTGTTAGGAATAACCTCCGGACGAAGCCGGTCTTCTTCCATAAAACCGAGTTCTATAGCGAGAGAGCTATAGCACAGTTTAAGCCCG